CAGTAAACCCTATAAGTTTTAAATCTATTCCACTACCCCATGTTTATATGACATCTGGACATGATGATAAGATTGATTACATATTTAGAAAAAGAAGAATAAGGGCAAAAGAAATGGCTATTGCCTATCCTAATGGAGAGATGTCAGAAAAAATGATGATGGATTTTGAAAAGAATCCAGATAAAGAGTGCGAGATTATAGAGACTGTATATAGAAATTACAGTAATACTAAAGAAGAACAGTATCATTTTTGTGCTGTATCTAAAGAACATGAATTTAAAATATACGAAGAACAATATAAAGGACTAGGTTCAAACCCATATTTAGTCTACAGATGGTCTAAATGTGCAGGTGAAACTTATGGTCGAGGACCATTGATGTTGGCTCTGCCAGCAATCAAAACAGCTAACTTAACAGTAGAATTAATACTAGAAAATGCACAAATGTCTATAGCTGGAATGTTTCAGGTTGAAGATGATGGCGTAATAAATACTGATAATATACAACTTATACCGGGAACTATCATTCCTAAAGCACCCGGATCATCAGGATTGCAACCAATTCAAGCACCCGGAAACTTCAATGTAAGTGACTTGGTACTACGTGATATGCGTACAAATATTAAAAAAGCTTTATATAACGATATGTTAGGCAACCCAAACGAGAAAACACCTATGTCTGCAACAGAAGTAGCAGAGAGACAAGCTGATTTATCACGTCAAATTGGTGCTGCGTTTGGTAGATTACAAGCAGAAATGGTAACGCCAGTCCTACAAAGGGTAATTTATATTCTTAAAAAGCAAGGAAGAATCAAAATACCAAAGGTCAATGGGCGTGAGATTAAAATACAGTCGTCAAGTCCATTGGCTCAAGCACAACATCAACAAGATGTAGCAACTGTAGACAGATTTTTAGGTATGATACAAGGCAGAGTTGGTCCAGAACTAACTAATTTGATTGTAAATCAGATGGCAGTAGCCAAGTTTGTAGCTAAAAAACTAGGAATTCCTGAGAACTTAGTACGTTCAGAGGAAGAAATGCAACAAGCTGCACAACAAATGCAACAAATGATGCAACAACAACAACCAATGGAGGACGAAAATCCTCCTACATAGGAGATAAAATGGCAGAGAACAAGCCCAATACTCTAATAGGATTGGATGGTATGACCAGACAACCACAAGATGAGGAGAACTTAAATACTTTGTTTCACCAACTATTCACATCTAGTGGGGGTTCTGAAGCACTAAGGTACTTAAAATCAATGACAATCGAAGCAGTAGCAGGAGCAGGTATTTCTGATGCGGAGCTAAGACATCTTGAGGGACAAAGGTACATCGTAGGTTTAATCCAAAGACGAGTTAACAAAGGCGCAAGTCAAAAAATAATTTCGGAGAAATCGAATGGCTGAAGAACAAGCACAACAACAAGAAGAACAAGTAGAAGCACAAGCTGAACCTGAGCAACAAACTGAAGATGTTTCACGTGAAACATTAGATGCGAGTGATCGCCCAGAGTGGCTACCAGAAAAGTTTGGTTCACCTGAAGATATGGCTAAGTCATATGGTGAATTAGAAAAACTAATTGGTGGTAAAAAAGATGACTTTAAAGACATAATACTTACTGAACTAGCAGAAGAATCACGAGCTGAAGCACCAGAAACTGCAGAAGCATATGAACTTCCATCTCTAGTAGAGGGTATATCTGAAGAAATGGTCAACGAAAATCCACTAACTGAGTGGTGGAGAGGGCGTTGTCATGAAATTGGAGCTACTAATGAGGAGTTTCAAGATGGTATTAATCAATATATTGACAAGTTAATGCTACCAAATCAGCCTAATTTAGAGGGTGAAGTAGAAAAACTAGGAGAAAATGCTCAAGAAAGACTAGACCATGTAACTAATTTTGCACAAACATTCTTTAGTCCAGAGCAATTTGAGTTAGTTTCTGCTACTTTAGGCACTTCTGCAGAGGGTATTGAGGCATTAGAACGCATACAAGAAGCTACAAAGTCTGCAATGTCAAGGTCAAATGCTGTAGCACAGCCTGAAAAACAATTAAGTTTAGGCGAAGTTAGAGAAATGATGAAAGACAAAAGGTATTATGATCCACGCCATAAAGACGTTTCATATATCAAAAGAGTAGATGATGCTTTTGCAAGACTATACAGAGAATAAACTCTATGTAGAAAAGACTATCCCTGATCACTGCTTTTCTTTGTCAAAAAGATTGAAAAGAAGTGACAGGGAGGAAGTCGCCATAATGGGAAGCGATCCTTTGTTTGCAATGCTTTCAGCGTTTAGATATAAGTATAGGAAAGTAAGGTGTTATACTGTCATGTCAAACAATAAACCTTTAGCAATATTTGGTGTACTTCCTACTAAACAGAATCCAAGAAATGGAGCTGTTTGGTTTCTTTCTGCTGAATTAACTAAAGACCAATGGTCATACTTTTCTAAACGAAGTAAAAAATGGCTAAAGTTTTTACTAAATGATTTTGATTATGTGTTTAATATCGTACCAAAACATAACAAACGCACAGTAAAATGGCTTAAATGGTTAGGATTTAGTTTTAAAGAAGAAGAATTAGTTGTACATGACCTACAAATGTTGTATTTTTATAAGCATATACAAAGGGTATATAAAACTATACAGCCCGATTTAGAAGATATCGGTCCAGTTTGGGCAACCGAAGTAAGCTAAACAGGACAACTGTTAAATTAACGTATAACTTATAGGAGAGTGTTTAATGGCAACTCAAATATCGACTGCGTTTATTAAGCAGTTTGAATCCGAAGTGCATATGGCTTACCAACGCATGGGATCTAAACTGAAGAATACAGTACGCCAGTCAAATAACGTACAAGGTAGCCAAGCGAGATTCCAAAAAGTGGGTACAGGTTCTGCGTCTACAAAATCTAGACATGGTAACGTGCCAACAATGGAAGTAACACATTCAACTGTCGATGTTACACTTAGTGACTTCTATGCTGCCGATATGGTAGATACATTAGATGAGCTAAAAACTAACATTGATGAGAGACAAGTGTTGGCTCAATCGGCTGCTTCTGCATTAGGCAGAAAAATAGACCAATTAATTATAGATGTGCTAGATGCAGGTTCTAACTCGAACAATGTTGTTCATGGTAGTGCTGCGTTAACATTAGCAAAAGCATTAACTGTTTATGAAGCATTTGGTGAAGCTGATGTGCCAGACGATGGACAAAGATATTTTGTCGTATCACCGGCTGGTTGGGCAGATTTATTACAAATCGACCAATTCAGTAGATCAGAATACATTGGTGAGGGTGAATTACCTTACGCTGGTGGAATGACTGCTAAACGTTGGTTAGGGTTCTTATGGTTTACACATTCAGGACTATCGAAAGCTAGTACTACAAGAGACTGTCATGCGTATCACGCATCATCAGTAGGTCTTGCAAGTGGAGCTGATATTCGTACAGAAATGAATTATCTACCAGAGAAAGTAAGTAATTTAGTAACTTCATACTTTAGTGCAGGAGCTGTCATGATTGACAACGATGGTGCTATTGAATGTCAGATAACAGAATAAGGAGGATAACATGGCTTTAGACACAACTAACTTAAAAAAGGTAGCTGGAGCAGGCGATCAAAATCTCTTTATTTATAAGAGTACTGATGCCCCAGCAACTATTGCTGGTTCAGGTTACTTTAATTCAGTTACTACTGACTTAAAACAATTTGATATTATCCTAACTGTAGGTACCACTGGTGGTACTGCAACTGGTGATTTATTATTTGTAACGTCAGCAACTGGTGCAACAACTGTAACAACAACTAACGGAACATAACGTTCTAGGGGCTGGTTCTCATTTGCCAGCCCCACTTTAATTATGACAGATAGTAAATTCGATATATGTAGTCAGGCGTTAGTGTTAGTAGGAGCTAATACAATAAACTCGTTTGACGAAAATACAACTGAATCAAAAGTATCTGGACAACTTTACGAATCAACACTAGAAAATTTATTGACAAGATGTCGTTGGAGGTTTGCAAGCAAACAACAACAATTGTCAAAGTTAACTACAAACCCTTTAGGAAGATACGATTCTGCTTATCAAGTACCATCTGATGCGTTACAAATGCACACAGTATCATTGTCAGATTCTATAATAGAATATGATAGATATGGTAACGAAATATATGCTGATACTTCAGCATCAGATATACTAATAGCTGATTACACATTTCAGCCATCCGAAGCAGATTTTCCACCCTATTTTAAACAAGCCCTTGTATTTGAATTAGCGTCACTATTTGCTGGTGCTATTGCCAGAAATGATACTTTGTCACAATTGTATTCAAATAAAGCAACAATACAGCTAACTGTAGCAAAAGGACAAGATTCACAAGCACAAACAAACAGGCGTGTTAATGTGGATAGATTTAGAAATAGGAGGAATAGTGGTAGTCTTGGCACTGTCAAAACTACTGTATCTTCATAATGCCAAAAACAAGAATACATCAATCTAACTTTAGTGGTGGAGAAGTTGATCCAAACTTAATATCACGTAACGATTTAAAAGCATTCGATAAGTCTCTAGCAACAGCTAGAAATGTTATATGTCGTAATCAGGGAGCAGTAGAAAGACGGGGTGGTTCTTTTTTTAGAGCAGACTTAGGAGCAGAATCAAGGCTTGAACCATTTATATTTAGCGGATCGCAAGAATATATATTTGCTTTACAAAATACACAAGTAAAGATTTACTCAACAAATGGCACATTATTACAAACTATTACAGGTTGCCCTTGGACTACAGCTCAATTAAAAGATATTAACTTTACACAGCAAGGCGATACCATGATTCTAGTAAATGAAAACTGGATGCCAAGAATTATAAAACGTACTGGTGCTACAACATTTGCGTTATCAACATTTGCGTTCGATAGCGATTTATCTGGTAAAAGAATATATCAACCATATTTTAAGTTTGCACCAAGCACAGTAACCTTTGATGCAAGCTCATATTCAGCAGGTACTGGTAGAACAATTACAGCTAGTGCAGATTATTTTTCATCTGATTATGTTGGAACTACTGTAAAAATATATGGAACAGAAGCTACTGTAACTGGATATACTTCAGCGACTGTAGTTACAGTAACGCTAAAGGATGATTTAGAAGTAGAATTAGATGAAGATCCATTTGCTACACAACAAGGTAGTGGTGTAGTAAAAGTTACACATGCACAACATGGACTAGCAACAGGTGCATCAGTAAATATATCTGGCTCAGAAGATATACTAGATACAGAAGATCCTCCAGTAGGACTAACGGGGGCTAATTTGACTGGTGACTTTACTATTACAGTAGTAGATGATAACCATTATGAAATAACAGCTAAAAATAGTGACACAGCTTCAGAATCACTAGATGGTGGTGGTGTTAGGGTTGTTGTAAAAACACATGCACCTACTAGAGATTGGCAAGAGCAAGTGTTATCAGATGTAAATGGATATCCAAAAGCCATAGCATTTCATGAACAAAGATTATTTTTAGGTGGTGTTACTAATTTACCAGATTTAATAGCTGGTTCTAAGACTTCAGATTTTTTTAACTTTGATGTAGGAGAAGCTAACGATTCAGATTCTGTACAAATACAAATAGCTTCAGATGAAATCAATGAGATAAGACATTTAATATCAGGCAAAGTATTAGAGGTATTAACGAATACAGCAGAGTTTTATTTGAAACCACCAATAGGAAAAGCTGTTACACCAACAGATATACAGCTTATTAGACAATCATCACTAGGTTGTCAACAACCTGCTAAAGCTAGAACATTTGATGGATCTACATTATTTGTGCAAACAAATGGTAAGACAGTAAGAGAATATACATTCAATACAAGTGCTGAAGAATTTACGTCAGCTCCTGTTTCTTTGTTATCAAGCCATTTAATATCATCTCCAATAGATGCAGATAGAATAAAAGCTATAGTTAATAGAGATGAACAGTTATATTTTTTAGTCAACACAGATGGAACAATGGCTGTTTATAGCTCGCAAAAGATACAAGAATTACAAGGATGGGTACTATGGGAAACAGATGGTGTTATACAATCAATTTGTTGTTTAACAGACTTTCCATATATAGCAGTAAAAAGAACAATAAATTCATCAGATGTTTATTATTTAGAACAATTATCATCTGATTCATTTGATGTACCAACTGATATGACTGTTACAAAAACTCTATCGGCTAGTTATCAACCTCATGGCTCCCCCCTTATTAATGGCTCGGTAACTAGCTCATCAACATTAATAGTAGATGGATTTTCTAATGCACCAAATATAGGAGAATCATTCCAGTTTGCAGGTACAGGTACTGTTTATAAAATAAATTCAGTTACAGCAACAGCAAATAGTGGAGAATATGTAATTGTTATTGACGCATCAGTTAGTCAATCAGATGGTGTTGAGTTAAGATTTACCACGTCTAGGACTTTTTCAGGATTGAATAGTTTACCAGATATGCGTGGTAAGGTTGTACATGCAACAGCAGGATCGACTGAGGGTGGTAACATAAACTACTTCGGTTCGGCTACAGTAACTTCTGGTGGCGTAGCAGTATTTGACACACCAGCATCAGCTGTTGACATAGGTTTAGATTTTACACTAACTATAAAAACATTGCCTATAAATGCAAAAGTACAGTCAAGAGGTACGCAGTCACCATTGATAGGAAATGCTACTAAGATTGCAAAAGCAATTATAGAATTATCTAATTCATATAATCTTCAAATAAATGGAAATGATTTATTAATTAATACTACATCTATTGACACGTCTAGCACGTTACCTAGTTATACAGGAAAGAAAGATGTATACTTTTTAGGATATAACAATGAGCCAAATATTGAGGTTACTCAGTCAGCGCCATTGCCATTAAGAATTTTAGGTATTACAGCGGAGGTATATTATTAATGTGTGATCCAGTAACAATGGCTTCTACAGCAAGCATGATTAATTCAATAGGAATGGCTACAGGAATTAACACTCTAGGAGCTGCTTCAGCTGTTGGTTCTTTAAGTGGAGGAGCTTCTGCTGGTTTCTTTAGTTTAGGCAATGCAATGGGAGCTGTAAGAAATATTGGAACGATAGCATCTGCAGTAGGTAGCAACCCATTAACAAGTATTGGAATGTCTTTAATGTCAGCAAATGCAGAAAGAACACGTGCTGGGTATGAAGTAGCACAAGCTAGATACCAACAACAACAATACAAAGATGAAATAGAAAGACAAAGATTAGAACAAGCACAACAAGAAAGCGAAAGAAGACGTAGGTTTGCACAAGAGTTTTCATCTAACCAAGCAATTGCTGCCGCATCAGGTGTAGACATTGCATCTGCTAGTTATCAAGCCCTATTTGCATCTAACAGAGAAACATATTTAAAAGATAGAGACGCAATATCTATGAACTCATTAGACGACATAGTACGTTCAAGACAAAATTTACAACTAGCTAAAATGAAAGAAACAGCAGCGAAACGTTCTGGAAAAGTTAATACAGGATTAAGAGTAGCAGAGGGATTATTACAAGTTAAAAAAATAACAGACGAATTATAATGGCATTAAAAAGAGAAAAAAGATTTTTTGATTATAAAGATAGAATAGGCGTTAGTCGTGGTGGTGACTTTGATACTATGCAATCTTATTCGGCACGTGAAGCTCAGCAATTTGAAAACCTTATGCGTGAACAATCAAACATTGCGTACAAGGAAGCAGTAGAAAGAGGAGAAGAACGAGGATTACTAGAAGCAAATAAAGCAAATGTAGTATATGAAGATGTACCTATAACATCAGAAACTGGTGAAACTTTAAATATAAAGTTACCTAAGAAGTTTACGCCACCAGTAGGATTATCTGGAAAGACTGCATTAAAAAAATTTAAAGAACAAACGCACAAAAGATACATAACAGAAATATCAAACAGTACTAGCAGTATTATAGAAAGTTTATATTCTACCTATGCAGATACTGGTATAGACCAACAAACATTTAATGACATGGTAATTCAACAACTTGAACCTGTATATAATTCATTAGATGCAGAAACAAGAAACCTTATAAAATTAAAAGACCAAACCGATATTATCCAAAAATCTAACTATATACAAAGAGAATACATAAGCAAACAAAGAAGAACAAATAGTGAACAATCAAAAATGGAAATGCAAAACATTGAAAAAAATTTTATTAGAAAAATTGTTGGTAAAGAAAAACATGATTCGTACGCAGAATTTAAACAGCAAATAACTAAACAAGTAGAATTAAAAATTACAACTCCTTTAGAAGCAAAAATACTATTAGAAAATTATAAAGATAAAGTAGAATCTATAACTAAACTAGATACCTTAACAAATAAAATGTTTCCAAGCTTAGGAACCGAAAACCTTTCTGCAGAAGATTCAGTCAAACTAGATGAATATGGAAAATTTTTAGAAGACAATACACAAATAGAGTTTACGTATAATGGCGTTACAATAACAAAAAAAGATATAGAATCCAACGCTGGTAAAAATTATGATAACAATGTATCAGGTTATAAGAAAACTATAAAGATACATCAAACTAATGCGTCAGGAATGGTAAAAAAAGCAACCAATCAAAGAATTATTAATAGCTCAATTGAAAGTTACAATGAACAATCTGCATCTGGACAAGATCCAAAATATGTATTTGGGCAAAAGTCAGGAAAAGATAGACGTAAGCTTGCATCTGAAAATGAAAGACAGTTGTATAATAACTGGATGTCTAAACAAGCTAGCAATGGTGTTAAGTTTGATGACATTGAAAAAAATGCAGAAATAAAAGCTGAATGGACTATTCATAAATTAAAACATGGTTTAATTAACGAAGAAACATATAACACATATGTAGATAAAATAAATTCTAGTAAACCTGATGATGTATTAGACATGTATCAAGGTAGAATAATAGAATTTTTTTTCCAGCAAAAAGATAATTATAAACATACTAATGAGTTTAATAAAAAAATTAATGATTTATATTCTAATTTACTTGGAGCAACAGCAGGAACACAATATACAATTGTTGAACAATATTTAAACCCAGATAAAAAAGTAGACAAAGCATCTATAGTAGAACTATTAGGCATGCAAACGAATACAGATTTTCAAAAACCTAAACAAGTAAACGATATAATAAATAAAGCTATAAGCGAGATAGCTGGAGCAAGATATACTGATGATGTAATGTTTAGCACAGTAGCTGTTAATAGAGTTATGTCAAATGTTTATAACGGTTTAGATAGTCAAGGACTAAAATTAAGTGAGCAATACATAAAAGATTTAACAAAAAGAGAATTGACATCATTAGATAATACAGCCGAATGGGGATACAGTAGATTTAGTATACCTGTTTCACAAACAGTAGTATCCTCGGACACAAACTACTTTGACGATTCTCAAGAAACATTTGCAAAATATCCACCAGAAAAAAATTATCAAGAAAATTTTGCAACTATTCAACAGTCTAAATATACCTACAAAAGAATGACTGATAAATATAAAGCATTTTTAAACAGACCTCAAAACGATAATATAAAAAAAATGTTTGGCAAAATGGATTTTGGATCATATCAAAATCCAAACCTAAGACTAAGAGGACGCCTTAAAGACAACAACGAAGTAGAGTATATAATGGTTTATTATAAAGATGGAATACAGTATACGCTAGAAGATGAAAACAATAGAGTTCTTACTTTTGATAGTAATGATTTTGAACAAAACATATTAGAGCCAGATACTAATGAGTGAAGAATATAAATTTAGACAAGACACAAGTTATACAAAACCATTACAAGAGCAATCATTTACTGCTGATGTAGTAGATGAATTTTGGCTTACTTGGATGGGACAAACAATTGATGATGAGTTTGTAAATCAGGGTGTATATAGTAAAGACTTCGACAAAGACTATAATCCATATGACGTAGACAACATATCTGGTTATGAAAAATATGCAGATGAATTTTTACAAGTTAGAAACAAAGAAGAACATGATTTTTTAAAAAGAAAAATAGAAAGAAACGAAGCACGTAGAGAAAGACTTGATTCTACAGAGCGTAACATACTACCAGCTTTAGTTGCAAATCTTGTAGATCCAATTAATTTTATACCAGTACCTTTCGTAAAAGGAGCTACCTTTTTATCACGTGCTACTAAAGGTGGCTTAGCTTCAGCAGGTCTTGTTGGTGCAACAGAACCTATAAGACATTCATATGATCCGACTGCTACTAACGAAGAAACAGCAATGTATGTAGGTAGTGCGTTTTTTCTAGGTGGAACTTTATCTGGCTTTCTTGCTAAACGTACACCAGCAATTGCTAAAGCTACTAAAACAGAAGATGGTGGTAAAGGTATTATGGACAATGTTTTTAGTGCATTGTCAGAAACTGAGGGAAAAATTATATGGGATAAACAAAATATCAAAATTAGAAATAACAATGTAAATCTAATAGAGGGTAATACAGATATATTTTTAGATTCAGCTGGAAGAATGTTTAACAAAAATGGTAAATATAAAAACGAAAAAAAGGTTACTAATTTAGATCCAGTTATATTTGGTTTTCAACAAGGCAATGCTACTACATACAAATTCTACAAACCTATACAAATACAAAACATAAAAGGCAAAGACACTATCATAATAGATACAGCATATTTACGAAAAATGTATGATGAAGATACATTTATATCTTTAAACGACAGACCAGCGCCGGGACAAGTAACTAAAGATATAGGTAGACATGTAAAAAATTCAGATGATTTAATTAAATACAACATAAGACGAGAGATAGAATCTTTATCTAATAAGCAAAATAAAAAAGAAGTTACTGTAGATTACAATGGCAGATTAGATAAAGAAATTTATGATAAAGACAATATGGCTGTTGAGAATTATTTAACAGACACAGGCAATATTCCAGTAGTAAAACAAATATTAGATCAATTAGATAAGTACACCGATACAGGTAAAGTTGTACAAACATTAAAAAAATACAACGCAAGATTACAAGAAAGAACAGGCAGAGAAATATTTGAATTGATAGGTGACTATGGTGCATCAGTACGTGGTGCTACTGCAAAACCATCTGCATATATGGAAGTACAAACTAAATGGCAAATACACTTACAAGATTCATTTAAAAAACTAGATGAACATTTTGTAGAATACATGACAGGCAGTAAAGATAGTACAAAATGGATGGGTTTTAACTCTACAGCTTATATGTTAAGACGTGGTGAATGGGCTAGAAATTTTACTAGAGATGTAGCTCCAACAAAAGCTGGTGCAAAAGAAAAATCATATGAACAATTTATGGAAGATGTGTTTGATGCAACTGCAGATATAAAAAAATACAATAGTCCAGATATAGAACCAGCTGTAAAAAGAGCAGTAGATGATGTAAGACGTTATTTTAAAGCATTTAGAGATGAAGCATCAGAATTAGAAATGTTTGCTACACAAAAAAATATTAAAAAGAAAATCGCTTATAAAGAACAACTATTAGAAAAAATAAGTAAGTCTAAGTTTAGAACTAAGCATAATTCAAAAAAAATAAAAAAAGAAATAGATGAATTAAATGAACAGCTAGAAGAACTAAGTGAAGACATATCACCAGCATATACACAAACAGATGAATACATAACACGTTTTTATGACAGAGAAGCAATACTAGATAACCCAGATAAGTTTAAAAATATTATTAGAAATTGGTATATAACTCATCCTAAA